GCTCGGCACATTGAATAACATGCAGATTGGTAATACTCAACCATCTAGTGGCGCATTTACTTCAGTAACTGCTAATAGTGCATCAACTATTACAGCATCAACTGCATCAACTGGAACAGGTTCTGGTGCATTGGTTATTACTGGTGGTTTAGGTGTCGGCGGCGCAACATACGGAGCATGTATTTACGATAATAGCAGTCGTGTTCTTACAAGCGTAACGGTTAATCCAGGAACTGGTATAAGTGGCGGCGGCACAATGACTGGACCAGTTGCATCAGTAACTTTGAACAATACAGGTGTATTAAGTTTAACAGGAACAAGTGGACAAGTTTCAGTTAGTGCATCAACTGGTAACATTACATTAACATTACCACAAACTATTGCAAGTGGTGCGGCACCTACATTCTGCGGTGGAAACTTTACATGTATTCCTAACGGTGCTTTAATTAACAACTCAATTACAGTATCAGCTGGCACTGGTTTAAGTGGAGGTGGAACTGTAGCATTAGGTAGTTCAGTTACACTAAGCAATGCTGGTGTAATATCACTTGCTGGAACATCTAACCAAGTTTCAGTAAGCTCATCAACTGGTAACGTTACAATTAGTTTGCCACAAAACATTAACTCAGGCGCAAGTCCAACATTTGTTGGTAGTAACTTTACATGTTTACCAGCTGGTAACTTATGTGGTTCTACTTTAAACAGTGGTGTTACTGCTTCAAGTTTAACTTCAGTAGGAACACTAAGTCAGCTTGTTACTAGCGGATGTGTATGTATACAGTCTAACATGATTACTCAAGGTTTAATGTATACAGCTAACTGCTTCTGTTCAGGCGGTGCTGGATTAGTTAACAACTTATACTCACCAAACTGTTTCTGCGTAGGCGGTAGCGCAATTATTGCAGGTAATACTGTAATGTATGGAACACTTACAGTTTGCGGACAGCTTTCTTATCCACCTCCTCCAACAGGCTCTTCACTATACGAAGGTTCTAGCTCAGGCACAAACGGCGGAACACAATCATACACATGGTATGCACCTAGTGGCGTTAACACAGTATCAGTTGTAGCTATTGGTGCTGGCGGTGGTGGCTATTATGGATGGGCAGTTTGTGGTGGCGCTGGCGGTGGATTAACATATTCAAATGGTGTTGGTGTATCACCAGGATCAGGCTATACAATTCAAGTTGGTAACGGCGGATGCTGGAGCCAATCAGCTGGAGGTTTTTCTTGCTTCCCAGGTATCATCGGTGGCGGCGGATCATGCGGATGTTGTTCAGGCTGCGGATGCGTTGGCGGTCCAGGCGGTCCAGGAACTGTTACATTCCCTAACACTGCTGGCGGTGGCGGCGGTGGCGGCGGTTACGGTCCAAATCAGTGTTGGTCTAATAACTCCGGACATACTGGATGTTATGGTGGCGGTGGTTCAGCTAACTCACACCATAGTTCAACATACGGAACAGGTGGCGGCGGTGGAACTGGAGCTTATGGTCAAGGTGCCAATGGATCATGCGGACGTCCAGACTATGGACATGCAAACGGATCAGGCGGCGGTGGCGGATCAGGTGGAACCTGTGGTTATCCTGGAGAGCCATGGTCAAATGGTCAAGGTCACGGATATAACTGTGGTGGAAACTACGGCGGCGGTGGCGGTGGATCTGGATCTTCACACGGTGGCGGATACGGCGGCCGTGGCGCTGTTCGTGTTATTTGGCCAGGAAATACACGTAGTTTCCCATCTACCGGCGCTGGTAACCCATAATTTTATAACTAAACGGAGAATTTTTAATGCTTTATATGAAACTTGATTCTAACGGAGACCCAATTGGGTTACCCTTAATACAATCAAATGTAGAAGATTTACTTGGAACTAGGTTAATTACTCCGCAATTACTTGCGGAAAACAATCTAGCAGAAATTATCAATTGTTATGATTGTCGACCTGCTGAATATCAAGTTGCTACTAAAGGTGATATTGTAAAAAACCCAGATGGCACTATAGAACAATTGTGGGATATTCGTGAACTAACAGATAAAGAAAAAGTTAGAACATGGATTGAAGGAACGCGATTTTATAAATTAATGAGTAGCGACTGGACTCAAATGCCAGACAGCCCTCTGTCAGCAGATGATAAAGCGGCATGGGCAACATATCGCCAACAATTAAGAGATATAACTGACAATATAGATTTACCTAATTTAAAAAGTCATATTGCAGTTCCGTGGCCTACTCCGCCAGCTGGTGGTGCTAGTAAGTGGACTCCTAGTATAGATGAACCACCAAATCCATCAACTAGTAATATATTTGTTAATATGGGAGCGGCAGCCGGAAGGACTCCGCAGGGTTAATAAAAAAGGGCTTAATAAAAGCCCTTTTTTACGATCATTTAAAATGAAATGGACACTTTGGTTTTTCAAGCCGATCGATCATTTTTTTATGCCAGGCTAAATTTTTTTCAAATTTATTTGTAGTGCCATATTCAAATCTCATTTTAGTAAATTCGTTGGTATCTATTAAATGATTTTTAATAATAACTTCTCTTTCTGATAATGGGGTAATATGAACTAATGGCTGGCCAGCTTCTATTATAAATCGATGATTTTGTTTAGGATGTATCATTAGGTTAATATTAGTAGTCAGTTGATATTTGTAACTAACTACACCCGGCAACACAGTATAATCACTTATAGATGACATATTCCATGTAGGTTGAGCAAATGACCAATGCACATCGTCTTTTGTTTTAAAAAACCAAGGACTTTCAAACTTAATATGAAATAGCCCTCGTTCGTTAGGCAACAACCCTAACCACTGAAGAGGATCATGACTTTGTGCAGAAGTAATATGATCAGCAAACTGCCAATTGCATTCTCTATCAGTTATATGCACAGCAATATCAGACCACATAGGTAAAATAACCCCATACTGAAAGTTATCAATAATTCCTGGACAACCTTTCATTGTAGGCTGTTCACCGAGGGTATTGTTTAAACTGGGATTCTGTGTATTATAAGTTTTTGGTAATTTTTTCCACCATTCGGGATAATGCTTATTTGCAAATTCAATTGGCGAATATTTATAAACATCGGGCCTATCTGTAAAACAATCTAATACAATTTTTTTACGTTTAAAAAAGAACATTAAATTATATCCCCAACAATGATCCAAGCAACTGAAATTCTTCGAGGCACAGTCGATTCAATATTTTTGTGTTCATCTTTAGATCTTAATAGTATTCCAGAGTTTTCTTGATGTAAAATTTTACAATCTCTAAACTCAGTTCCGCCGTCTGAATCGTTAACATAGTAAATTAAAGTGTAATGATCTGATTTACTATGGTCGTTATGCCAACCGATAGTCATGCCGGGAGTATAAAAATTTAATATACAGCGATTCAGGCCTCTAAACTTAAACCAGTCTTTATTAGTATCAACCCATGATTCTAACACATACGGAAGTGAGTCAACTAACGACCAATCGCTATGATTTCTTTCAATATCAAACATGAGTTTTGCAAAACAGGCTTTATCAATGTCCCCATAATAACCACCATTTCCGGGAAAATGCCAGTCGATATAAGGAGATAATAATTGTTCTTTAGCTTTATTATGCAGCCAGTCTGGAACAAATTTAGTGAAATGTTTTATCATTGTTAATCTTTCAAATATAATGACGGATGTGGTTTTTTAAATATAGAATATCCAAATTTTCTTTCCCAGTCTAACCACTTACTAGTCATCCAGGATGCTACTGGTCTGTTAATTAGTCCTTTATCTGTAATACAACTACTTATTTCAGCAACAGTTTCTTTCCATAATTTATTATTTTTTAATTTCTTTGAAGATTTCTCTTTTGTTATTTGCCAGAACGGTGTATTGTATATACTTCCGCCGTGGTATACATAATGATAAAAATTCTCTAAGTTACCTGCTACTGTTGTAAGATGCTGATTAACTTTTTCAGGAGTGTTCATGTTTGCATCACCTAAAAAATAATCAAACATTGATCTTACTGCTAGTTCATAAAAATGACTGCTAAGAGCTTCTAGAGGCTCAAAAAATAATGCTCTGTTACCATTTTTCAAAATACGTCCATCAAAAAATGTTTTAGCATAGTAGTTTTTAAAAGCAAATTCTCTAAGAGTTAATTTATCAACCGTAGTATTAAATATTTCAGCTATGTCAGCTACTGCATCTTCTCTGGTAGTAATATTATCATTATATAGATATCCCCATCCTTGACGAGTCTTTAAGGGAATACCGAACATCCACCCATTTTTAGTTGCCTGATGCACAGTAGAAGGCCAAAGACCTGGTTCGGGGATCATGTTAACTAAACAATGATTAACTGGCATATCTTCAGCAATTACATAGTCTGAGTAATCAGTCGGGTATCCACGACAATCAATAACAATATCAAATTTTTCTTCAGAGTTAGTTAGATAAACACTAGCGTATGCCCCGTTATTTTTAATATCAACAACAGTGCCAGTGAGTTCTTCAAAACGTGATCCCCAGATTTCTTTAAATCTATCAAATGCAAATTCTTTCATTCTAAAATTATTAAAATGCATAGCATAGCCGTCGATTGGTTCTATAAAAGATTCAAAAGAATTTTCTCGCCAGTTCTTATAAGTAACTGATAATTTAATAGTAGAATCTAATTCAGCACCGTCTTCGGGCAAATTAAATCCTGTTCCTTTAAACAATAACTTAGGAAAAGTAAATGTTGAACTTTCTCCAATACCTAAAATAGGTATAGTAGGTTCAAATATAGATACAACTTTAGATCCTTGAGGTGCATAATTTAGCAAGTGGCAAAGGGACATTATACCAGCAGTGCCAACGCCTACTACAGCAATTCTCATTGTTTGTCCTCAAAATAGGTATATCCTAAATTTTTAGACCATTTGATCCATAATTCTGGACTCCATCGTCCTGTTTGGCTTGCGTCTATTCTTAATTCAGGATGTTGTAATGCTTTTTTAATATTTAACAACACTAGACGCCATCTGCTGCCGTTAGATTTGTTACGTAACTGTCTTGCACTTTTCTCTTTAGTAACATTCCAAAACTTACTATCAAATGTGCTACCGCCCTGATATAAAAAATATATAAAGTTTTCTATATCTTGAGCTGATTTTAACAAATGCTCGTTAAGCACATCGGCATTTAGTTGTCCGTTTAGAAAATCTGTAAAATATCTTAAACTAGTATCGTAGAAAAACCCAGCCATTCCCTCGATCGGTTCAAAGAAAAATGCTCTATTGCCGTTTTTTAAAATGCGACCATCAAAAAACGTATTAGCATAATAACTTTTAAAAACAAATTCGTTTAGTTTAATATTTGGTATTCCAAACAGACTTTCCATTTCAGCAACTGCTTCATCTCGAGTAGTAAGTTTATCATTATACAAGTATCCCCAACCTTGTCTAGTAGACAACGGGATACCAAACATCCACCCATGAGCAGTTGCCTGATTAATACTAGAATTCCAAGTTCCGGGTTTATCTACTATATGAACTAAACAATGATTAACTGTAAAATCATCTAGCACAGTATAATCAGTTAGATCAGGTGGATAACCTCTACAATCGATTATGTAATCATATTGATATATTCGATTGTTAACAACTACTTCAACATGCGATTTATTATTAACTAAATTAGTAATTTTACCTTCAACTGTTTGAAATTTATTACCCCATAATTTTTTAAATCGGTTAAAACAAAACTCTTTTAATTTAAAATTATTAAAATGCATACCATATGACGGTGATTCTAATGCCATGTCAAAATTGTTTTCTCTCCAATTTTTGTAGCTTGCACCAAGTTTTATGGTTGCATCAAGTTCATTAGCGTCTGTTAAAAAATTAAAACCTGTTCCCTCAGACATTGTTTTAACAAAATTAGGTTGTGAAGTTTCTCCAATACCTAATATAGGAACAGATGGATCATAGATTGAAGTAATAGTGCTACCTTCGGGGCATAACCATTTTAACGAATGACATAGCGACATTATTCCAGCAGTTCCGACACCTAATACGGCTATTTTCATACGTTCCTCACAGTTATTAACTTATTAAACTCAGGCAAATACAAATATTCAATATCTGAATTTTGTAATGTCCATATTGCATCTTCTAATGTTTCAACTAAAGGTTCGCCTCCAAGATTAAAACTAGTATTAAAAATAATAGGACATCCTGTTTGATTATAAAATTCTTTAATTAAGTTATAATAGTGAAAATTTTGTTCTTCTGTAACTGTTTGTATTCGGCAAGTGCCATCTACGTGAATAATGCTAGGTATTTTTTCAGCAATACCGGGTTGGCAATTAACAGCATACATCATAAATGGACTGTCATTCATTCCGCGTAAATCAAACCATTCATGGACATGTTCTTGTAAAATACTTCCTGCAAATGGTCTAAAATATTCACGATGTTTAACACCATTTACAAAGTCTTTGCCATCTACAAATCGAGGATCAAACAATACACTTCTATTTCCTAATGCTCTAGGGCCATTTTCGCTTGATCCTTGATATAAGGTTACAATATTTTTATTAATTAACAAATTAACAATATCATTGTATGTAGCATCTGATATTTCAACTCCAGCTTTTAATGTAACAGCATTTACATCATCAAGTGAGTAAGTGTGTTTTGGACCAAGATACAATGTGTTGTGTGTTCCAGCGGCTATACTTTGAGATTGCTCATACCATACTAATAATGCCGCACCAATAGCAGTTCCAGAATCGTTGCTTATTGGTTCAACATAAATCTCGATACCATCATTTCTTAATTTATCTAGATAATAATAATTTGCTACGCAATTTAAACCATACCCACCAGATATAACAACACGTTTTTTTCCTGTTAAATTTACTGCTTTATAAATTAATGTTAATACTTGTTCTTGTGTTTGCGTTTGAACTGCATAGGCAAGATCTCTGCGATTTTGCATTAATGTTGGGTCAGATCCTTCTTCGGGTAAATTTCGTAAACTTGCATAAGCACCATAATTGACCTTAGCACCGTTAGGATATGTAGGCAGTATTAAGTTTCTATTCGAAAGCGGTTCCATACTGTCAGTATCAAACAACTTAGGTATAGAGGGATTTTCTTTACCATAAGGAAATAACCCCATAGTTTTTCCAGCTTCAATAGGTTGCCAGCCACAATATTGTGTTACTGCTTCATAGGTTTTAGTGATGCCAGCACGATCTGTAAAAATGGCTAAGTGAGTGCTACCTGGTTCTCCTATAAAGTCTGACGGCGCTTCTGTAAACATTGTGCTAATAACTTCTCTAGCACCATAATGTTTATATAACGTTTTAAAATTTGCAGGATATGAGCAGTCTAGAATAGATTCAGTTTCCCATGTCATTGCTTCTATTCCTTCAATAGTCATAGGAACAAATGTGCCTGCACCGTCTACTACTAATGCTACTGCATCATCCCAGCCTGATCGATAAAAAGCGCAAGCGGCATGCAACGTATGATGTTTATAAGATAAATCAATAACCTGTGGATGATTATGAATATCTAATTTTTGATCAATTAAACCTAATTTCCTAGCAATACCAGTATATACATCATCACCTGTAAAATCAACACGCCCGGCAGTATCTTTTAAACTTTGGGTATGAGCAATGACTAGATAATCTAATTTGTCAGTATAATCTAAAATTTTGATCATGCAGGCAAATGGTCCGCCATCGTATTTGTGTCTACTAAGACGTTCTTCTTCGAGAGAAAATACAACTTCTCCATCTTTTAACAAGCACACGCTTGAGTTATGTCCTCGGGTAATTCCCGCTATCCATGATGTCATTTTAATTTACCTTAATTTTAAATCAGCACCTTCTGCATCTCCGCCAACGTTGCCTCTAACAAAAGTATTAAAAGCAATACTTATCCTTTGATTTTTAGTTAAATTTGGTTTAACAAAGTGATAGCACTGAGACGGAAAAATTATAATACCATTATCTTCAACTGGCACAGTCCATTCCATAGAGTTAAACATTGTATACTTTTTAGCTCTCATATGCAAGAAGAACGGTGGAACCATTCTGTTAAATGTAATATTAGGTTGACTGTCATTGACATTTACATAAAACACACCTGAAACTATACTGTTATTATGGTTGTGTAGTGCATGTTGATTTTGATTGCCAGTTACATTTATCCAAGAATTTGTTACATACAATTCAGCATCTACCATCATTATTTCATTTAGATAAATGTTTACATGCTCCATTAAATCGGCCCTTAGCTGAGCTAGTTTAGGATCTTCTAAAATCCAATTATTAGTAGAAATTTCATTTCCTAAACTTTGTCCAAAAACTTCTGAAGAGTATATAAATTCTAATTCTTCAGAAGTAAGCGATCTTTCTAGTTTATTTTTATAAACTACTGATGGAAATAACGGGTAAAGCTCTGAAGGTCTCATATTGATTGATCAATTGATGCAATTATTTTGTTTAAATTTGCTTCAGTTAACGTCATTAATTTTTCATTATTTGTGTCAGCAATTTCGCTCGAGCACATACGTATAGGTGCATACATACGTTTGCCTTCGCCTAAATCAATAATGTTAAGATTTTTATAATCTGGATATGTTACATTTTCTTTAAATGTTCCGCCTAACACTACTGTGGCTTTTTTTCCTAACGATACTGCAAAATGTTGTCCTACACTATCGCATCCTAGAAAGTAATCAGCCGCATTAATTACTCCCATCCATCGACGTAATGACATGTTTGTTAGTTGAGGAACTACTTCTTTAATGCCAAACAATTTAAAATCAATTTGACTTTCAGACATTACAATAACAGTATATTTTCTTTGTAAACGCCTAATGATTTGCACAGCATCTGCCATTGAAAAAGAACGTCCCTGCGGGTCATTGTTAATAGATCCAGGCGTCATGCTTGATCCTCTACCAAAAGGCTGAAATACTATTGCTTTTTTATTTTGAAAATCTTTTTTAATTGTTTTAACTGTTTCAATTCCGCCCTGTGTTTCTTCATTGCTCAAAGATAAGGTTGGAACAGGCACCGGTCTTAATCCTTTTTTATTAAGCAATAAGTCAAACGCTTGAGTAATAGATGCTTGCTGATTAAAATATTCCCATACATGATAACACTCTGGGAAATATACATTCATATTTTTAAGTTTATCTTCATACAAATGTCTGTGATGATGATCGTAACATCGCTTATATAAAGTTGGATGTCCCTTAAACAACTCAATAAAATACTCAACTACAATTATAAAATCATCTTCTGGATGTTCTTTTTCATATAGTTCTAATGCAGGTATTGAGCATAACACTCTACCAGCACCGCCATTAATTAAAAACGCTGTATTTCTTTTCATATTTTTCTTTATAGTTTTAAGTGAGTTAAATTTTCGTTCAAACCTAGTGTGCCACTGACAAAAGTATTAAATGCTAAACTAATTCTTTCGTATGATTCTTTATTTGGTTTTACGCTGTGTAATGTGTTTGATGGAAATAATACAAGATCACTTGTAGCTACTTCTAAATCCCATGATGGAGCATTCATCATGTTAAATGAATTTGTTGTTAGCCCAATTGATGGTCTTTGGCCACTATGAAATGTTATAAAATCATTACTTCCAGCACTTAGATAAAAAGTTCCACTTACTATGCTGTTTAAATGATAGTGTTCATGGTGGCCTGTGCCTGTCGGATTAACATTAAACCATGATTGCGTGATATAAAAATTATTTTCCCACTCCATTGCAGTTTTATATTCTTCAATTGAGTTATCAATAAACTTTTTTAAATCTGCAAATAACGGGCTATTTAGAATATAGTTATCTAAACTAGTATAGTTATTACCCTTGTTAACTCTAGTTTCAGAACTTTTACAAAATTTAATAAGGTCGTGTAACGGCGGCCCGTTGTAATGGGTTTTAAACACTGGAGTTGAAAACAATGGATAAATTTCACTCATTATGAACCTTGTCTTTTAAATATTGATACAGCGTAGGTGCTCGGTCTGCAACTGCTTGCCACTTTTGTTGCAAGAATTTTCTTCTAAATACAAATTCATCACAATGCAATTTTGCATCTATTCCTCTATGATTTTCTGCAAAAATTAATTGATGACGGTGAAGCATAAAATAATTCATTCCGGTAGAGATACAATGTATACCGCCGCCGCCTTCGTGTGCAAATTTAAACATTTTTCTTTCAGCTAAATCGTGAAACCCTACATGCGTGGTAGGTGTCCGATGAACTAAATCGTTACTGTAAGTTTTACTAGTAGCTTCTACCCAATATGGAGTATCGTCTCTTACACTTAATGCGTAATGTAATGATACAAATTCTGCAAAATTAGTATACATAGCTTTACATGCGCTATTGTATACATCTTTGTCCCATTGAGTGATATATTCACGTTCAAGTGTGTTAACTAATGATGTTAAAAATTCATGGACTGTGAACAATCCATTACTTTCTAACGGCTCGATGAATCCGGCACTAAGTCCGATAGCAACAACATTCTTAACCCAAGTTCTTTCATGTATTCCTACACGCATAGTTATATTTCTATAATTGTAAGAATCAACTTCTTCCTGCGTTCTAGGAACAGTCATCTTATCACTCATAAGATACTGTTTAAATTCAGTTAGTGCATCTTCATCACTAATAAATTTATCACTATATACATAGCCAGTTCCTAGACGACTCCAAAGCGGGATATTCCAAATCCACCCGTTGTCTATTGCTGTGCAATTGGTATAACCTTCTAATTCTTTTTCTTTTTCTTTATAATCAACTTGAGTTGCCCACGCTTTATTATTTGGCAATGTATCTTCCCAAGAAATAAATGGCTCATTTAAAGTTTTATCTAACAACAAACTTTTCCAACCAGTGCAATCGATAAACAAGTCAGCAGTAACAATGTCACCATTATCTAGTGCTAGATGTTGAATACCGTTGTCGTTTGTAGGTATATTAATAACTGTTTGCCTTATATTCTTTACACCCCTAGGTATACAGAAATTATTCTTTAACCATTGTCCAAACAACGCAGAATCAAAATGGTAAGCAACGCTTAGATCAGATCTAAATCCGTCTAATTCCCCGTCTTCATTAGTAGTGTATTTGTTATTTTCCACCAATGGCATTATAGGATAATATGTCCTAGCATAATCTGCAACCGGAGTGTCTGGATACAGTATTTTTTTAGCTTGCCATTCTAATAACTCTTCAGGAGCGTCTATAAACACAGGAACGCCAAATGGATAATGAAACGATCCAGCGTCTTTTTTATAAAAATCTGTAAATTTTATACTCATTTTATATGAAGCATTTGTATACTTCATAAAATCTTTTTCGTCTATGCCTAGAGCATGCGTCCAATTTCTAATTTGTCCAAGAGTGCTTTCGCCTACACCTACGATTGGAATATCGGGACTTTCGACTACTACAATTTCTTTATTCGGAAAAAATTTAATAAGGTGCGCGGCGCTCATCCATCCAGCGGATCCGCCGCCTACAATGACGATTTTGTCTATTTTTTTTGGCATAACATTCTCTCAGTTAACTAGTATAACTTAATTATCATCGTTTTGTCAACCAGGATTATTTCTTGATAGCAAGTCAGCAGATATATAGTTAACTACTCGAGAAATGTAAACATGGAAGAAACAATCGTAGATTTTACTAACCCACCTAATTTTGGTGTGCTAACTTGCAACATTCCACAGTCTATTTTTACTCCTCTTCAAGAATATATTGATAAAATTCAATATGAAAATTTTACTAAATCAATCCCTAATAATAAAAATTTATTAGGGCACATGGAAAAAGAATACAAAATGGACGATATGATAGATTTCTTAGAACCATTTATGTTACACATGGGTGAGATATACGAAGAAAGATATCAATATTATCAAACATTTGGTAGTCATGTCGGAAAATACAAATTAAAATTAACTGAATTGTGGGTTAATTTTCAAAAGAAATACGAATTTAATCCACCTCATCTGCATACTGGAGTTTTAAGTTTTGTTATTTGGATGAAAATCCCGTATAACTTGGCAGACGAAGATGCAATATTTCCGACAGTTAATAGTGGCGGTCCTCGCACTTCTAAGTTTACATTTCATTATGTTAACATTCTTGGTCAATATTGCAGTCAAGTATTACCAGTAGATAGCAGTTGGGAAGGAAGACTAGCAATGTTTCCATCAACACTAGCGCACAGTGTTAATCCATTTTATACATCTGACGAATATAGAATTTCTATCTCAGGTAATCTTAGGTTCATAATTGACTAATATGTTTTTTTTAAAACGTTCACAACTAACACTTGATTGTTTTACTTACGATCCAGTAATTGCACAAACTGCTCCAATACTACCTGCGATAAAATTTTATCCGCAATGGATTCGAGATTTACCTACTCAACGAATACATGAAAAACACATTCCAGGAGGGCAAATACATCATATCCCCGAAGGAACAATGAAAGGATGTCCAGGAGTAATTGATTATTTTAAAACTGGATTTATTGCACCATTGTGGGTAGATGCTAGTATTATAATTACTGCCGATGGAAGGTATTCTTATACTAGTGCAGACAGCCCTTTTAGTCTAGAAACACATTGGCCCGGACAATGGGATGGGTTCAACGGATACATGCATATGAAAATGATATTCCCTTGGCACATAGAAGAAAAGGCTGGAGTAAAATTTTTACTACAAAAACCTATGTGGACAACTAATAACGATCCTATAATGATTAATAAGATTGTGTCAGCAGGCGGAGTAATTGATTTTAATAGTCAGCATTGTTTACATTTGCATACATTTGTGGAAATTCCTCCTACTAACCAAGAATTTATTTGGAATGTTGGCATGCCTTTGTTACATATGATTCCGTTAACTGATAAAAAAATTGAAATTAAAACACACGTAATTGACGAAATAGAATGGATAAAGAAAACGCAAGTATCAACTGGTGCTAAAACATTTCTTAAACCGTCTTTAAAAAAAGAGTTGCTTGAAAAAAATATAGGAAAATGTCCATTCAAATGAAAACTGATACAATTGCAGTAGTCGGTAGCGGCACAGCTGGCTTGGTTTCTGCTCTTATTTTAAAAACAGCATTTCCTGAAAAGCAAATAGATATTATTTGTTCTAAACGGATTGGTATCATCGGCGTGGGCGAAGGTTCAACTGAACATTGGGAAACTTTTGCTGCCTATGTTGGAATTAATACCGCAGAATTAATTAAAGAATGTGATGCAACTTTTAAAATAGGTATTGTGTTTAAAGATTGGGGAGTTCCGGACTATATGCATAGTATACAGGATGGTTACAGCTTAATTGCTAATCAGTATCCATTTGTCTACAGTAGAGTAATTAGTCAAGGCCTTGATTCTAAAAGTATGAGCGGAAAGATTTTCTGGGAAAATAAAATACAGAATTGGTTCTTAAATAACAATCAAACTCCTGTTGCACAATATCATTTCAACACTTTTAAACTTAATGAATTTCTAACAAAAATCGCATTAGAAAAAGGTATAACTATTCATCATGATGAAATTACCAGTATAAATTTAGCGGACGATGGCAGCATTGACACTATTACCAGTTCTGAATTTACCTACGTTTACGATTTCTATGTAGACTGCACTGGGTTTAAAAAGTTTCTAATTAGCAAATTAGGTGCAAAATGGGTAAGCCATGGCGAGTATCTTAAAACAAATAGCGCTTTAGTGTTTCAAACTGAAGATACTGACAACTACAATATGTGGTCGTTGTCACAGGCAATGAAATATGGTTGGCTATTTAGAACTCCTACATACGGTCGTTGGGGCAACGGTTACATTTATGACAGTGAATTTTTAACTCCTGAACAGGCCCAAGCAGAAGTTGAGGAGTTTTTAGGACGTAAAATTACAGTTGGTCAACATATTAAGTTTGATCCAGGTGCGTTAGATAAATCTTGGATTAAGAACTGTTGTGCTATAGGACTTAGCAGTAGTTTTGTAGAACCGTTAGAAGCCAGTAGTATTGGCGCTAGCATTCAACAGAGTTTTATGCTTTCTCAACGATTAGTAAATTACAACGAATCAGTTATAGATAGATATAACGAAATGTTTACTGATATTGTGCATAATATACGAGATTTTATTCTATTGCATTTTATCTGTCCTAGACGAGACACTGAGTTTTGGCGTAAGGTTGCTAGTGTAGAGTTACCGCCTGACCTATCTCGTAATTTAAAAATTTGGAAAGATAAATTACCAATCGAAGATGACTTTAAAGGCAGTAGCAGGCAGTTGTTATTTAAAGCACATCATTTTCTTTTAGTTCTCCAGGGGTTGCAATGGTTTAATAACGATAGTATACTAACAGAGTTTAAATCTTTACCAAAAAATATACAAGAAGAAGCTGATATTGTTCTAAAAGATTTAGAATATGGCAACAGAATAGATCAGCCAGACACTTCAACACACAAAGAAATGCTGACTGTTATTAGGAATAATACATGAAATTTAAAATTGTTGTAGTCGGTGGCGGCACAGCTGGAGTTATGGCAGCTACTTATTTTAGAGCCTACTGGGGAGATCTTGCTGATATCACAATGATCTATGACCATAAGAAACCCGGCATTGGTGTAGGTGAAAGTTTAACTCCTATCTTTGACAACTATTTAAAAGCAGTTGGTGTAACTACTCAAGATTTAATTAAACATTGCAATGCAACTATTAAACTAGGTCTTAAATTTACCAAATGGATTAATGAAGATAGTGTTGGCTGGCACAGTTTCCCTCATAACGAGGCATGGTCTAAAATAGATCAAGTGCTGTATGATTTTTGTGCCATTGATGCGGTTGACTATGTTAATCAGCAATATGACGGCGGTTACAATTATAGCACAAATTATATAAAAAATAATTCAATTCCATCAGTTGATAACAACACCTATAGACATGCTTTACATATTGATGCTACTGTATTAAGCAAATATATTTTAGATAGATATCGTAGTGTAATTAATGTAGTTGATGGCATTGTTACTAATGTAGCTGTTGAGAATAGATCAATTACATCTATAAAATTACAAGACGGTAGAGAATTTACAGCGGATTTATTCGTTGATGCCAGCGGATTTGAACGTGTGTTGATTAAAAAATTAAATCCTGAATGGGTTGACACTAGCAATTTTTTGCCTACAAACAGAACAATACCCAACCCGCTGTTTAAAGACTTTGATTATATACCACCTTACACTACCGCAGAAGCAACAAAGAATGGATGGATTCTTGATGTTCCATTGTCTAATAGGCACGGAACCGGATATACTTACTCGAGTCAATTTACTAGCGATGAAGAAGCTAAACAAGAATTTAATAAATGGCTACTAGAAAAGTATAATGTTGAACTTACTAGCGATCGAGTTCTTAAATTCGATAGCGGATATTATAAAGATGAATGGATAGGTAATTGTGTTTGCATCGGCCTAGCTAGTGGTTTTGTCGAGCCGCTTGAAGCAACTAATTTGCACCATACATGGATTCAAATTGATATGATAACGAGATTATATTCCGGTAAGCAATCATTGTTTAATCAAAAGAGTTATAATAATCGTATGCATTTACTACTAGAAGATATTTTTAGATACATTCGTTGGTTTTATCATACTGGTAGACAAGATTCGGAATTTTGGAAATACATGAATAATAATGTTCCTGAATATATCAGTGACTTAACAGAGTTAATAGATAGCGGCGGTTACCTAACTAAAGATCATTTTGCTGGTTCGGGAAGTTTTATGTTCGAAGCATCTGACTACAACTGTATTGCTTACGCTCACTCTCATTATAAAAATCTAGACGGAATTAAGAATGTGCTAAAATCGAGACACTTGTTTGATCATGCAAATAAAATTTCAAAAGAAATTAAAGACCTAAAACAAAAATATTTTGATTCAGCAGTTGACCATAAAATGTGGATTGACTATATTAAAGGAAAAAAATGAAGATATACGAAAATATATTATCAGAGTCAGTATTTGATCTGCTCTGCGATAAAGTATTAGGATTTGAGTTTGATTGGCACTGGAGTGCAATCACATATCCATTTGGTCGATTAAACACTAACAACGTGCATCCTTTTAATTTAACGCATTATCCTATTGCTAACGGTCGCCCATGCACACAGTTTGGTGAATTCTTAGAACCATTGTTATATGACGCTATTGATAAAACAGGCGAACGTATTAAAGAAATATTTAGAGTAAGAGTAGTTAACCAACCTAGGACTTTTGGTCAATATACCAATGATCCGCATATTGATTTGCCATGGCAACACAATGTTGGTATCATATATCTCAATGATACTAACAGTCCTACAGTTATCTATAAAGAAAAATTTCCATTCGACACAGATCAATCTAAATGGGATGATTTCCCACAAGCTAGTTTTGGATATTTTAAAGATAATTTCTTAGGACGTGAAACTATCATACACAAGGTTGTGCCTAAACGTAATAGATTGCTGACCTTTGATGGCGGGCATTATCACGCAAGTGCTACTCCAGACGATGTTGACCGTCGTGTTATTATTAATTTTACCTATTCAACTAGATAAGATCTAGTAAATCAAATATTGTTTTAATTTTAGTTTTAACAATACGATTTGAAAAACTATTGCGAAGTCCTTGATGCAATGGCTTTGGAGTGTAGTCGATAGTTGACCATGCCCAACCTTGATGTTCATCACTGAGGGTTGGCACAAATTCATTTTCTATTACGCATAGATAAGTGTGAAAATTAAAAACTTTGTCGTTAGATACAAAAGTTTCTAAGGGAATTGTTTTGATTATCTTAGGATGTGCACCAATCTCTTCTGTAATTTCACGCTGTAGACCCTGCCAAGGAGTTTCTCCTTCAACGTTAGTGCCACCTACTAATCCCCAAGTGCCACTGTGCTTACCCCGTGCTTTTTGAAGTAGCAAGAATCTACCAGTAGTTTTAGCATAGATTAATGCACCACTACAAACAATTTTATCAGTTAAAGAACGATTCTCCATTGGCTTGACGTATATTCACCTTCGAAACTCTTGACCCATTGGACACCATTCCAAAGGTATTGAACTCCTGTGTATATATTCGTCTGCCATACCATGGTATCTGAGAAGTGGGTGTAATCAAATATTACATGCCATTGGCTACCAGTCCACTCTATAATATCGTTAGCCTTTGCAACTAAAGATCCCCATGCTTCTGTAGTATGTCCTGCACTCCCTATATCTTCAATTATTAATAATCTTAAACCAACACTAGGTGTTCCTGGATTATAAGTTTGCGGATTTACAATAGCATCAAATGTCCCAGGGCTAGATGGGCGATAGCTGGCAGCCGCATTGTAGCTTTGATTAGTATCTAGATATCCGTTGCTGTCAATGCCAGTATTAGGAACAAGGGTATCTGCAAAATATGTTACATTTAATCTAGTTGAATCTAAAGGATTAATAGCAAATGTTCCCACTACTTCGGTTCCATTAGGTTGAGTCAAATACAGCATGCTCGATCCCGCTATATATTTTCCTGGATAACGGTCAAATAAATCATGCCAATTGATAGCGGCAGAACCACCACGTGTAGGGATATCTAAAGTTGGCTCTCTTGGAGTATACCCTTCGTTGCTGGTTAGCAGTATAGCTTCGCCATTGTATATCTGAATAATATAATCTGATATAGTAGTAACTTCCTGGCTTAGTAAATCTGATAAAAAAGATGTGCCAGTGGTTAACGGTTCTCCTAGCCCTTGCACATAGCTATCAGAATCTGTTTGATAGTTATTATAGATACTAGTAATAATCTTAGTAATAACTCCAAGATGCTTGACCTTAACCGGAGGACTAATCCATATAGGACTGTCAAATGTAAGAGTAGCAATATCAATTGGATTCTCTGTGCCTACTGGAACTTGTCTGCTACTCCAATTTACTGAACTTAAATTTAAAACACTTAAACTTGTCCAATCGATATAGTTGTCAGTTGTTTGTATTTCTAAACTAGGATTGAACAGCACCATAATTTGTTCTAGAATCTGTAGTTTTTGTTCCGTGCTAGAACTCCAGATATCACACTTCATAGAAAGTTTAAACGGAGTTGGCATCAATCTTTCTACAGTATAATTTTTACCTTGAGCTTGATTGTAGGTTTGCTGGCCGTTATCAACTTGGATGTCTCTTTCTCTAAAGTTTAGTTTACCAACATAAGAAGCATCACCTAGTCTACTGTGGTCAATATCTAATCCAGAAATATAAACTGCAATACGGGGAACTGATGCTACTGTGTTGGCTGAGTTTTGACTAATAATAGATCCAACTTGACGATCACTATCGCCATACATTACCGGAACGCGAACTAGTGTTCCGTCTCCGTATTTGACTACAAAATTACTTAATACACGAATTGTCTGTGTTAAGTAACGTCTAATCTGTCCATCATAAAAGAATTGCATTAAAAATCCGCCTTAGGTCTAAGAGCTGTTGACAAACTTTGTCTCTGAGCTTCTCTGTTGTTGCATATATTGATAGTCCATTGCC